AGTATGATATATTATTAATTATCAAATAATTATGGACAAAGATTCATATACCCCAGCGCAACGAGAAGATATCGAGAAGCGAGTCGCCCAAGCAAATCAGTTTCTTAAAGGACTAAGTCTGCGGCCTGCCGTCATCATGCAGCCTGTGAATGTCGGGAATGATGTATTCGGGTTGAAACCCATTTGTTATCTTGCAGATGAGAAGTACACAAACGTAGTAAGTCCACTTACGCCATGAATATCTTCCAACGTATTAAGCATATTTGGAAATTATCAGAATACGAACCACGAATCGTAGGAAGTGAGCCAGTGATAAGCGGAACGGAAGTTGCCCAAATCATCAAGAGGCCAGAACAACAAAAAGCACAGTTCTTTCCGAGGATAAAAGTGTCGCCAGCGGATGCTATTATTAATGAACCAACAGTATGACTAGTGGTATTTATCTGAGGAATCCAAGTATGAAGACGGGGAAGCACATGCTTGGCCGAAGACTTAGCGAAGAAACAAAAAAGAAAATCTCGGAAGGACAAATGGGGGCGGATAATCAGTTCTATGGGAAACATCACACGCCCGAATCAATTGAGAAAATAAGAAAAGCTAAAATTGGGACGAAGGCCAGCGAAGAAACTAAAACTAAGATGAGCGAGACCCATAAGAGAATTGGTACAGGAAAATCATCGAGAGGGAGGAAGCACTCAGTCAAAACAATAAGGAAAATGGAACTTTCTCGCAAAGGAAGACCTAACCCCTCGACATCCCAAAGACTAAAAGGAATGAGTGGGGAGAAAAACTATAACTGGAAGGGTGGTATCACGACGATTGCAGCGCAAATCAGGGCTTCTGAGAAATATAAAGAATGGCGTACACATGTCTTTACACGAGATAACTTTACGTGCCAGATATGCGGTATTCGAGGACAAAACTTAAACGCAGACCACATTGAAGCTTTCTCAATTCTTCTAAGAAAGCATGGCATCACGAATGTCCAAACTGCTTTGATTTGTACCGACCTGTGGGACATTGCGAACGGACGGACACTTTGTCTTGAATGTCACAAAAAGACACCGACATTTGGGTGTAAATTACACATGAAAATAATAAACGAAACACCATGACCATTAAACCTTTCGGGGATCGCATTTTAGTTAAGCCAATAGAACGTAAAACCGTCCTTGTTAGCGATGATGGAAACCTGAATGAGTATGGGGAAGTGGTTGCAATAGGAGAGGACGTAAAACGCATCAAAGTTGGTGATAAAATCGGTTTCAGCGTGTTTGGTATTGAAAAATTGGTCATCGAAGATGAAAAATTCTATTTCATTCAAGAGTCACCTGAGTTTTTGCTAGGTGTCATAGAGGATTAATATGGACTTTACGAAAAGTAAATGCAAAGGGACGTTTTTACACAAATTTGTCTCACTACGAGCAAAAGAAGATGCGGTCGAAGAACGATGTATCAAATCAGGTTGTGGGAAAAGGCACATCATAAAATTAGTCAAGGGCGAGCCAAATATCGTGGAATATTCGAGATGGCACCAGAGAGAGTTCTTAATCCCACAACATAGACTTTTTAATAAAGAATTTCGCACTCAGTATGCAACGAGAGGATAATATTTATGTTGATGCGCTTCCGCGCCTTGCGGAGGGTATACGCAAAGCAACACGACTCGTGGAAAAGACGATGGGACCGCGCGGCACGAATGGAATGCGAGAGATTAAACTATATCCCTATACTGAAATAAGCAATGATGGCGCAACATTAATCAAAGCGATAGAGCTTGCTGATCCGATAGAGAGAATGGGACTTTCTTTACTAAAAGAAGCTGCAGATAGGTCAAATAACAATAGCGGTGATGGCAGTACGACAACCGCAGTACTTCTTAATTCTATCCTCGAAGAAGGAATCCGAAGTGGTATTAATAGCTTACAACTCAAGCATGAACTCGATGAATGTCTCCCGATTATCGAAGAAAGTATTGCAAAACAGACCAAGCAAATCACAGTTGAAGATATATCTTCAGTTGCGCGAATTGCAGGAGAGTCGGAACAACTTGCAGACATCCTTGGAAAGATTTATCGAGACATTGGCAAAGATGGAATTGTCCACCTCGAAGGCTCCGGCAGTTATGAAACCACTTATTCCATTATTAATGGTGTCCGATTTACAGATACAGGGTACCTTTCGCCATATATGGCGTATGACGAAGACGATGGAAAGATTGCTAAAAAAGCGCTCTATCACAAACCAGCAGTCCTCATCACGAAAAACAAAATCACGAAAGTAGATGACATTGACCCTCTTATCGGTGCACTCATTGCAAAAGGCACTAAGACGCTTGTTATCTTCACCGATGACATGGATTCAAATGTGGCTCGAATCCTTATCGAACTACAGCGAAACGAAAAACGCAGCATCAACATCCTTATCATCAAAGCTCCGATTCTATGGAAAGGACATGTATTTGAGGACTTCGCCAAGATAACAGGCGCAACTATCATCGAGGACGCAAGTGGCACTAAATTAGGCAAGCATTTCCAATTAGATTGGCTCGGTACTTGCGACACGATCATCTGCGATAAAGAAGAGACAACGGTAATTGGCATTCAAGATATTAGCGATCATATCAAATCTCTCGAAGAAGAAGAAACAACCGATGCAAAACTCCGTCTTTCATGGCTCACCACAAAAACCGCCATATTAAAACTAGGTGCCAAAAGTGAAACAGAACTTAGCTACCTCCGATTAAAAGCGGAAGATGCCATATTCTCCAGCCGAGCAGCTCTAAAACATGGTATTGTTCCTGGAGGAGGTATTTGTTTAAGGAACGCTGCCAAGTCAATGCCTGATACTATAGGAGGTAATATTCTTGCAAAAGCATTAAAGGCCCCTATTAAACAGATATTCGAGAATTCTGCTCCAAAAGGTCGAGGAGAAATGTCATTCGATGAACTTGAAGAACATCTCAAAACAAATCCGGTTATGTGTTATGATGCGAAGACCAGCGATTTAGTTGAAGATGCATTCAAAGCAGGTATCGTTGATGCATCAACCATCGTACTTGGAGCAATTCGCAACGCGCTCGGTATTGCCTCAACGCTCCTCACAACTTCATCAGTAATAATTTTACCGCCCAAATCACTTGAGGAAATAGCAAACCAAGCAATGATGCGCCCAATGATGGGAATGTGATATGATCCTACGAAGAAAATGCCCGAATTGCAGAAAGAACAAACTCTGGTTCAGAGTAAAGAAACGTAGTTATATTGCGCCCCAAGTTTCCCAATTCCCTATTGAATCAAACACAGAAATATGCGCCTCATGCATGAGAGATGTGCAACTACTCACCTTAGGCAAGTGGTCCATGAAGCACTATTGGAAATACAGACAGTTGATTATTAATCATTATAAGGATAGAATAAAAGAACTATGGAAACATTCGATGTAAGAGAGTGTGATTTTGACAGCCTTCATGAGTTGAAAGATAAGATGTTCGATATAGCAACTGGCGAGAAATCTTTGGGAGAGCCAGTTTTGAGTGAAAAGACGATAAAGATGACCCAATCTCAATATGAGAAATTCAATTCGTTCTTTCAACCTTCTTCGCGTCCCGCAACAGTATTTCAGGGCTACAAAATAGAAATTGTATGACATTAGAAACGCAAAAAAAGCTCGCGGGACATATCCTCCGACTCCTCAAAGTAAGCTACATAGATTTCCCTCTCGGCCGTACCAACAAAGGCAATCTCACAATCCGATTCGGAGATAGCGGTGATTTCACCATGTTCCTTGATAGCGTTCCGCTTCCAATCAAAGATACTCTTCAAGATGAGAACAATATAGAACTAAAGAGAATGTTGGAGAAGTATTGGTTTGAAGAATCACAAATGACTCCAATGCGAATCTTGGCAAAAACCATTGGACCAGATTTTGAGGTTGTTGGTGGTGCAGTGTATAAGAAAGAAGAAGGAGAAGTAATTAAAAAACACCTCGAGGGTGCAAGAAAAGGTCGCCCAGTTGGGTCAAAGAACAAGCCAAAAGGAGGAGATTAATTATGTATGGCTCGTACCCTCACAAAGAAACAGCGTAAATTCGTCAATGAATACGCTGATACAGGGAATGGAAGCCTTGCGGTGAAAGAAGCAGGTTATGATGTTGCAAATGACGAGACTGCTCGCGCGATAGCTAGTGAAAACCTTACCAAACCTAACATCCAAGCAGAACTAAAAAAGCTTGGATTCGATAGCAATAATGCCAAAAGAGTAATAGGAGAAATACTCAATGATGAAACTATAGAGCCGCAACACAGAATCAAAGCGGCAGAAAACGTGTTTAAGGTAATGGGAGATTATGCGCCCGAAAAGCATTTCAACGTAGATGTTACCCTCACAGAACGATCAAAAGAACTCGCTGCTCGACTCTTATTCGGACAGCGAAATTAGAGAAGCAGTGGAGTCAGTACCGTCTTTATGGGCTGCAACTTTGCTAAATGAGGCTGCGCTGCCATTGAGTTTCGATAAGCGAAAGTATCTTATAGATATTTACAATGACTTTAGCCCTAAACAAGTGCTCCTGAAGCCTCCGCAAATGGGAGCCTCAACAATGAACACGTTGAAGGCTTTATACGTGGCGCGGTTCAAAAAGAAGGACATAATTTATACCCTCCCTACCGATGAGATACGTGATGATTTCGTTACAGGTACAGTGAACCGCATTACAGTACAGAACGAAGAACTATCTCGTTGGGTGAAAAACCACGATTCCGTAGAGAGGAAAGAAGTGGGCGATAACATCGTGCGCTTTCGAGGCACTTGGAACCCAAAACAAGCGATGACTGTTCCCGCATCGCTCCTTATCCATGATGAAGTGGACGCCTCCAATCTAGAGAACATTGTTCTGTATGAAACTCGCCAAGAAGCGCAAGAATTAAAGGAAAACAAATGGCGATGGTATTTCAGCCACCCCAGCATTGCGGGTTTTGGTGTTGATATTTACTGGCAACAAAGCGACAAAAAAGAATGGGTTATCACCTGTGATGAATGCAAGAAGCAGCAGATCCTTACGTGGCCTGATTCCATAGACAAAGAGCGTTTATGTTACCAGTGCAAGTACTGTAAAAAGGCACTAACGAACGAGGAACGAATATTTGGTGAATGGAAGCCAATCGCACGAGGTGAGTTCAGTGGCTACCATGTCAGCCAACTCATGCTGTATAACAAATCAGCTGCAGATATTCTCGAAGCATTCAATGACCCACAAAAGAACCAACAATACTTCTACAACTACGTTCTCGGCCTCCCCTATGTAGGCAGCGAAAACAAAATCACTAGTGATGTAGTGCTTAAAAACGTTACCCCAATTATCAACGAACAACAAGATAGGATAATCATAGGTGTAGACCCAGGCACCCCTATCTACTTCTCCTGCATGAATAAGCAGGGAGCGTTCTATTACGGCTCCTGTTCGCTTTTAAATGACCGTGGCGAGCCTCAAGACCCCTGGGATGACATAAGACGCCTCTTGAAGCGCTGGCCTACCTCTATCGTCATGGTAGACGGAAATGGCGATTCGACAATGCAGCGCAGACTGCAACTAGAATTCCCCGGTCGCGTGTACTTAGTGTTTTACCGTAAAGACCGTAAGACAAAGGAGTTGATGACGTGGGGTGAAGGAGATGAAATAGGAACAGTGCGCGTAGACCGCAACCAATACTTTCAATGGATGGTCGAACAATTGCGTGATACTGGTCGCATAAGGCTTAACGGTAAGTCTGAAGAATGGATAGATTGGGCAAGGCAATTTGATAATGTGTATAGGGAGATAAAAACCGCTCTAGACAAGCCGGGCAAGGACGTGGCCACGAATTATGGTGTAGAATTGATTTGGAAGCGCAATGGACCCGATCACTATTGTCACACCCTTCTCTTTTGTCTGACGGGATTGGAGAAGTTCGGTATCGCAGACGCCCAATTCATAAAGAAAAGCGACACTGTGCGGTTCCCTATTGCATCTCGACCTGATAATACCGTCCCTGTACGAAGGGTGTTGGGTAAAAAACTCCAAGGCTACGTTGATTTTTAAGTATGAATCCTCTTATCACAATTGAGGTAACACCCGACATTGCCGCCAAGATACGAGCATTGGCTGAGGCGGGGGTTTTCGCCATCAAAACAGGAAACGCCCAAATCAACTGTCTCGAAGGTGAATTCAAGAGCATCAAAACGGAGTATTTTCACTATCCAAAGTTATCCCCTAAACCATTAAAAGAACCATTTGACACAAGTGTGGAGTTAGGTGTTATAGTAAAGACGTAAGGAGCATAACGATTTAAGTATCGGTGCGGAGCCCGAAGTGGGTGGCCGCACTTTTTGTTTATAAGAATTTGGATTAGCTGATGTGTCACACTTCTTCTAAGAAATAACTAGCAGCAATCCAGATTTGTGTAAATAAATATATGGCTGAAGATGCTTTCGATGCGAATATAGCCGGACCAATGACCTTGGTCTCAGACCCCACAAATAAGGTGGGTATGTCTGATGATGTTGAAGAAGGAGTAGTCGGTGATTACGAAGACGTATTAGATTTGCCGATGAGCGATGAAGAGTTGCTTTCTCTACGAGACGAATATGAGGCAAAATCAAACGGTTATTACCCTAAAGTAAAAGCGCGACAACAAAAAAATAAACTTTACCTCAAAGGCAAGCAAAGAAATTTTACTAGCAACGAGGACAGGGTCGTTTCAAAGAACCTTTTATTTGAGGCCACTGCGACATTTGTTCCAGCTGCTCTTGCCGAGAATCCTGAACCTGTTGTCTACAGTGATAATTCCGATGAAGGCAAAGCCGCTTCAAATGACCTGAAGACGATGCTGCAATACCATGCCAAAATCCTCGCCTTCCGCCAAAAGCTCGGAATTATAGTGTGGCAATGGAGTGAATACTTTACGGGAGGCGTGAAATACGGTTGGGAAACCCTCATTGAACCGCAGACCGGTGAAGACAAAGGAGATGTGACCATTGAACTTATCAATCCAGAAAATTTAGTTTTAGATCCCGACGGATATGTTGATGAATTCGGAGACTTTAAAGGTTGGCTCGGAATACGAATTGAGAAACCAGCAAGTTGGTGGATAGATACGTTTCCCCAACATAAAATTTTCTTTGAATTGAAAGCAAATATGAAACTTGGTACCAGATTAGTGGGAACCGAATGGTGGTCAGGGGATGACAAATTTTGTTTCACCACCATGCAAGACCAAGTGCTTGATAAGCACAAGAACGAGTTTTTTAACTACGATGAGGGAATGCCGAACCATTTCGCTGCACCCAAGAAACCAGTGACTCTATTCTCAGTCTTTTCTTTGCAGCAAGAACCATACGACTTCACCAACCTCATTGAGCAGAATATCCCCAACCAAGACAGAGTTAACGACCGTGATGAGCAGATAACAAAGAATCTTGCGAGTGGGAATAACGCAGTAGCCATTTCAGGTCAATCTTTTACTTCAGAGACTGCAGAACAGGCAGTACAGACTTTCTACGAAGAGGGCTTCTTACTCGTTCCTGATGGCAATATGGACGCTGTTAAACGTATTCCTGCCTCTGCACTGCCTAGCGGTATCCTTGAAACCCAAGAAAGTGATATGCAAGCACTGCGTTCTGTGTATGGAACAAGTGGTCTCGTTCCTAACACGAATCCTGACGAAGCGGTGCGAAACAACATCATGAATGAACAGCATGATTCTACCCGTATCGGAGGAGGTGTGGGAGACAGGCTCGAAATAACTGCGGAAAACATGTTCAACTGGCTCACGCAGCTTTATTGCGTCTTCTACGATGTCCCGCATTTTGCGGCAGTCATGGGCAATGCAGCAGCGGTTGAATATGTCTCTCTCACAGCAGCGAACATGCATAGGAAGTTCGTGGTCACTGTTTCCCCTAATTCCATGCGTCCTCATGACGAGGTAAGTGAACGACAGGAAGCCATTACTCTCGCACAAGAAGGTTTCATGGACCCGATTAATTTGTTCAAAGCATTAGACGATGCAGACCCTGTAAATACGGCGAAGATGGTGACAATGTTCCGTGTGAACCCCCAGCTCTATATGCAGACATTCTTCCCTGAGCAAGCGCAACAAATGGGCGTTGGTCAGCCGAGTCCTATCCAGCCCCAGATGGCGGGTGGACAACCACCGCAGCCTCAAGGAGGCGTACCACAACCAAGTAATAGTCCACTTTCAAGTGTCCCTATCCAAAAAATATGAGTACTTCACAAGAACATGCATTGAAATTTTATGCAGATGGCAAGCCTAGAATTCCTGGTAAAACCAAGGCACAAGCTAAAAAAGAAGCGCGGGAAGCTTGGAAAAACCGTCATAACGATCCAACTTACAAAGGATTATCTAATTACCACATAGATACTTCAAATGCTCCTCCAAATAAAGAAAAGTGGAATGCCACCCATATGTATGGGTGGGCAGGTCGAGTAGGAGAAGCGCACAGAAGAAACCAAAAAGCAGAACATGAAAAAGGTTATAGGGAAGATTACAGATAATTATGGCAACAGCACAGGAAAACGCCCTCAATGGGCATAACAAAGGGGGATTACTGGGAAAAATGAAAGGACTTATGGCAACAAAACATTTCGGTGAAAAGAAAGGGGAACGAGCAGCACGTAAAAAAAGGTCGAAGATGAGTGGAAACGAATTATTCAGTTAACAAACAAATATGAAATCACACGAAAAAGCACTTGAAAAGATGAAAAAACACAAGCACATGAAGGGCAAGGATGGTAAGTGCAAGATGTGCGACAAGGTCATGAATGAAGAAAATGACGAAGGCAATGAGTTAGATGAAAAAGGTCGCAAGCCGAAACCGGAGTTCGGCGCAAAGAATAACGACAGCGAAGAAGACTAGGTATGGCAAGTCTCACAAAAGTGGTTGTATCCCTCGATGATGGCACGATACAGGAGTTTGATATCGCACCGGTTGCAATTCCTTCTCAGGTTGTTGATGTTGCGGCGGGTGAAAGTGTCGAGGTAGTAAATACAGACACTTCAGCGACTCCCGCAGTCCCTGCAGAACCTACAAACGGTTAGTTCATTGATACGCGTCTTTTCCCCGACTGAAGACGATAAAGAACAGTCCGTGTAAATTATCCTAAGCATAGGCCTTCTTGGTTGAGCCTGAATCAATCTCGCACATAATATGCCCAACGATAAAACCAATTCAGCAGTAGATTTCTTGAACAACATAGACGAGAAAGATGTCTTCAAGGAATCCCCCCTTCTTTCAGAAGAAAAAGAGCCAGAAGTAGAAGACGAAAAACGATTACCCTTTCATAAGGACGAGAAAGTACAACGTTACATTGATAAGGAGATCGAAAAACGCCTCAAGTTTGCTCAACCGTCTGCGGAACAAGCTTTTCGTCAAGAAGTTCAAAGCGAAATCAGTCTTCCTCCCGCACTTGTGAAGCTCGTAGGTAACGACACCCCTGAAAAACGCGAAGCTCTTAAAGAGTTGAGTGAATACATGGAATCGCTTCCGAAACGTGCACAAGAGGAATTCCAACAGAAGATGTTGGAAGAACAGCAACAGGCAGCAAAGGAGGATGCGGCGGCACTCAGTGAGCTAAATGCGGGCTTCGAAGATATCGAAGACACATACGGTGTTGATTTGTCCGGTTCATCTCCGCAAGCACAAAAAACTCGCGCTTCGTTCGTGGAGTATCTCCGAAAGGTGAGTCACAAGAACGAAGATGGTGAGGTAGATCAGTTCGCGGACATTCCCGCAGCATGGGAAGAGTTCCAAGAACGAAATAAACCTCAATCGGCAAGTCGCGCCAAAGAACTTGCAAGCAGAAGTACACGCTCTACCGAAGCAAAAACAACATCTCAATGGGATTCGACAAAAGATCCGTGGAGACAGGTAGAACGGCACTTCGATGAACTTAAAAGGAATAATTAATAGTTACATTACAAACACATACATATGCCTCCAAGCATTAATGTACAAGCAACCACGAACCAGTGGTTGGCAAAAGCATGGGTAGACCAAGTGCTGAAGGATAACTTCCTTTTTGGGGAAATCCTTGGCAACACGGAACAGTGGGAAGGTTCTCAGATGGTCCATCCGTTCAAATACCAGAAAGGCGTCGCTACGGTGGCGTTCAATGGATTTGATGACCTCCCGACTTCACAACAGCCTGTGACAGTCAACGGTATCTTCTATCCGACCTTCACTGCAACGAACGTTGCCCTTGCCGGTTCCGACTTGTCGGTGAATAAAACGAAGATGCAGACCCTTAACCTGATGAAGACCATGATGAAGTCTCGTGCCCAAGATGGTGCGGATGACATCGGTAACTTTTTCCAAGGTGCAGGTACTGCCTTCAATGGCAAAGCCCCGATGGGTCTTGCTGGCATCGTAGACAACGGTTCTACGCTCTCAACCTACGCAGGTCTCTCACGAGCAACCTACGCAGGTTTGAACGCAACCGTCACTGCTTCTTCGGGAACGATTTCCCTCTTGAAGATTCGCCAGCTCGCGAACACCGTCACGGACGGTCGTGTGGCACCCGACTTCGCGTATACGGACTACACCACGTGGTCGTACGTGGAACAGCTCTTGATGCCCTTCCAACGCAACACATATTCTGATTTCAAGAATATGGACGCGGGAACAGGCTATAAGGCTAAAGGTCTCATCTGGGACGGCCTCACGATCTATCGTGACAAAAAGTGCACGACAGGAAACTTCTATCTCTTGAACCTAGACTATCTCAAGTTCTTCGGACTCAACTGGTGGAAAGGTGAAGCTGTCTCGCTCGAAGACAAGCAAATCGTAGGAAACATCTATGAGTACAACCCGTCAAATGCCACCAAAGCGTTTACGTGGACAAACTGGATAGAAGCCTACGCGCAAGGTGCAGTAAACGGATTCATGATCATGGGTGGACAATTCGTCTGTACTGATCCTATCCGTCAAGCAGTTCTTACGGGCATCAACGGCATTAACTAATTAGAAGCTAAATAAAAACATTATTATGGCTTCAACAACGGTTGGTGCGGCAGGATATTCAAGTCCTTCTCCGGCACAGTACGATCCGGCGTTCACGATGCCGCATCCCATAAGGATATGGGGAAACACTGGAAACACTGATACAGTAATTGACGCGACAGTCACTCCGCGTTCTGTGATTCTTGTAAATCCCACCACTGCGGGTGGAATTCCGCCGAACGGATTCTGGCAGATCCTCACATCAAATGGTCAATTCGTAATTACAAGTACGGACTCGGAGTCAGCGGGTCTCACGTATAACTATCGCATTCTATGAAGTACATCATTACGCTTCTCGCGGGATTGGTGATTGGCGCAGGGGCGGTAGCAATCTATGTGAAGTATGCGACTCCTTCAGTATCGTTCGGTTCTCCAGTGGGTGTGACATTCAACAACGCAAAGATAGTCTCCATTAACATTAGCCCTGCGACCTCAGCAGCTTCTTCTTCCTCGGTCCTCAATACGGACACGAGCGCACGATGGATTGCAAACTACGGAATGGCTGCGTGTACGGGAGTAGGGACTGCAGGAACGTCTGTTGCGAACTTCAACGTTCAAGCAGCTACGACTTCTGTCGCAAATGAGGGTCTGCAAGGAAATACGAATCTTGCCTTGAATCTAAATATTGCCACATCCAGTGTTAACGTTAATGCAAGTACTTCTACGCCTTCGGCGCAGGCGGGATATTGGGCAGCTGGGACGTACATGACGTTCTTGTTCAACACAACCAATACCGCAGCATGCACAGTGGAAATGGATTATCTTGCATCTTAATTATTAACCTTAATAACTAATAAATTATGTCTGTAATCTCAGATTACAAAAGTGCACCGTTCGATGTATTCACGCAACCGCCCTTGACATCGAACTACACGGGCACCTCGACCCCTCCGGGACCGGGCTATACACCCGCCTCGGTAACTTACGGCAACCAGACAATCTACGATACTTCGTATGACAGTTTGTGTGGCGTTCGCTTCAACACAAATGATGGTCGTCAGGTCGTCATCGTGCGTAACGGTGGTACGGAAATAGCAGTTGCGTCTATTGCATCTGGACTCCTCGTTGCGTCTCCTGCGGAGATAACGACTTGGGAAGGTCTTGCAATGACTGTTCCGACTGCGTATCCCGCGACGGCAGGTACGTACCAAATCTTGGTCACGAATGCGGGAACCAAGTTGAACATAAACGAATACCAGAATGGTTACGCCATTGTTTCTTCGGGAACAGGCGCAGGCCAGACTCTGCAGATTGCCTCGCACCAAAATGCGGCAGCTTCGGCAACCTTCGTGCTGACGCTTCAAGACCCGATCCAAGTAACTCTTGACGCGACTTCGAAAATCACGTTAGTTCGCAACCCCTACATCGGTGTTATTCTCTCCCCGTCTACCTACTCTGGGATCCCAGTTGGGGTTTCCTTCTATGTCATTGCAGCCGGTACTGCTTCGACGTATGACGGCACATCCGGTGCCCTTACGGCACAAGGACAACCTGTATATGCAATGCTTGGATGCCACGGCATCTGGGGCGTCCGCGCTGATAATACAGGTACGCAGACTGTTGGCCTGCCTGTCGGTACTTCTTCGACAACAGCCGGAGATGTAACCGTCTTCACGGCGGCGAAGGGTTATGTTGGCAACTTCGCTACAACGCCGACTTCGGCGCAATGGAGCGCGGTGGACTTCAAACTGTAAGTAAAATCAATCCCCGCCACTCTAAAGAAAGAGGGTGGCGGGGCAAGCAAAATTAAAAGTGGCCTAATCTTAGCCTGAATAAGAAATTACATTATGGACAACGAATACAACGAAGACTTCTCTGGGGTTTTCATGTTTACCAACCCCACGAAAAAGGAGCGAAAGTACCTTTGGAACAACAAAGAATACGTGTTTCCTGCTGAATCTACTGTTCCAATGATCATCCCATCTGAGACGCTGGAAAATATTCAAGAGATCCGCAAGCGCTTCGCTTATCGCATGGCCGAGGAACGCTTGTACGAAGGAGAAATTACTGAAGGCGGTTATAACTACAAAAAGGCAAAGGAAATGGGTGGTGGTATGCCTCCCACGTTCGACGTGAAAATCTTGGAACCGTGGATTCACGAGTGTCTCAAGCCTCTTCCAATAAAACGTGCACTCGTCCAAAAAGGGAAAAAGCTTGACGATGAACGTAATTACAAAGCGACGAAAGCAATGTCCCAGAATGATAATCCGACCGCACTCTTCGCAGAGGAGAACCAAAATATCCCTGTTTTAGGGAGAATGTCTGATAACGGTTAACTATGGCAGCGCCTAAACTTCTTGATAAAAAGACCATCAACGCAGAAGTTGCGACGCAAAAACTACAACAGATCAAAGAAGGCATCACGCTTTCTAAGAAGGTGGACAAGGTGCGAGATACGCTCTGGGAAGAAGAGGCACGGTTAGAGAAATTCCGCACCGAATCAATAGCTGTCATTCAGAAACAGATAAATGCGAAAGTAGCAGAGCATGACTCGTATATTCAAGGTAATGAGAAGCTGCGAGCAGAACGCTTCGCACTACAAGCACCCATAGACTTGAAAGAAGAATGGACGAAAGTAAATGAAGCAACTGCAGTAAATACCGCATGGCAGGAACGGCTGGTGAATGACCAAGTATCGCTTTTGGCGGATAGGGAAGACAACAAAACTCTCTCGGAAATACTTGAACACAAACAAGAGAAAATACGAGAAACTGAGAAATTGACCAATCAGACCTTCCAAGAGGCACAGCGGAAGTTCGCACTTGCCGAGGATGTCCTTCAGAAGGCTCGTAATGAGGCCCAGAAGGTCATTAGCGACGCGAAAGAACGTGAGCAAGCAGTTTCCCTTAGAGAACTTGAAGCGACCCTGTGGGAGAATGCCTTGTCAAAGCGAGAAATCACTATTGCTGAAGATAAATCTGACATCGCGAAGCGTGAACAGGCACTCAAAGTCAAATATGAGGTGTTTTTGCGAGCCCAAAATTACTTGAAAAATAAGAACAAGAAATAATTATGTCTATAGTCCCTTCAGGAGATTTGGTCGGTTCTGGTTCCCAGTTGCGGGATGACAATAATTCCCCTGTTTCAGGGATGGGGCTTGTCATTTCTAATACGAAAACACTTACAGGCAATAATACAACTGTTGCAATTCCGATATTTCACGTAACAGGAAGCGTACAAGTGATTGGCCTGTGGGGAGTCGTTACAACAGCTTTAGGAGCAAACAATACTGCGGCATATTGGCGATTGAATGATCAAACCGCCCAAGTAAATATTACTCTCAACACGGGAACGACTCTTTCGGGAGCCGCAATCGGCGGGACAATCGTAAAAAAAGGACTTGCTGCGGCAGCCCTTACGTTCCTAGATAGTGCTGCAGGTAGAATCTCCGAACCCACAACACTTGAAACACCCTATTTCTCTCCGTTCGTTGCAGTACAAAAGACAGGAGGAATACAAACTGATATTGAATTCGTTTACACCACTACCGATACGCCGACCTCTGGAACTATTACGTTCTATGCACAATACCTTCCTATTGGTCCTATCGGTTCAGGGTCGAAATTGACTCAAGCATAGTATGAATAGTGCCATAGATTCTAACTCACGAGGAACAATGACGGCCATTTTGAATACAGATGGTTCGACTGTGATCCGTCTTGAAGCTGTGGCTGCTACCGGAACGCTAGAAACGACCACCAATACAGCAGGAAGCGTAATCCCAGATTCATTTGCTTTCACCGATGACAATGACAGACCCACGTTGTTCGCGGTATCTGAAAATGATGAAGAGCAACTGGTTGCGCTTCAGTGCAATTCATCGGGGCAATTGTTGGTAAAATTCATATGACAGACCAATGGCAAGCAATAGATGTAAATTCACGCGGCTCACTTACTGCGGTTTCGACTGTTGACGACAAGACAATTGTCCGTCTTACCGCCGATCCTATAACAGGGGCGCTTCTGGTCACCAGTAGTGGGGGAGGCAGTTTCATTCAATTTGTCCTCACAGCCACAGGAATCGTAAATGGCGTGAATACCACTTTTACATTCACATCTCCTCCCAGCATCATTGTTTCAGATGGCGTGTGGTACTTTCCCACCGATAACAATGGCAATACTCAGTGGAGTGGTACGACGACGGTCACAATGGTTATTCCTCCCCAGACAGCTATTTTTGGAATTGAATAATATGCTCACCCCATCAGACTTAGAACAGATACAAAGTATGATTGTGACTTTTCAGAATAAGTCACAATTCTCCGTCTCAGCTATTCCGAATCACCTTCATGATAATATCGGATCTCCTAAGATAAGTTACAAAAATCTTACTAATATTCCATCAGAAACTTCATTTGGAGGATCAGTAGCTTCCTCAGGAACTGCCACCTTTCTTCCAAAAGGCTGGACCAGCGTCAGAAATGCTACAGGAGATTACACTATTACGCATAATCTTAAGCTTACAAATTACTCAGTTACCACTAATGCCATCGGTCCAGTTCCAACAAGCGATATTCTCATAGGGGTATTTTACTCAATAGCAGCCAATTCCTTTAGTTTGCAGTTTGTTTTCAACAATTCTAGCGGTGTTGGAACAACCGCAAATACTGCTTTCGACTTTATCTTAAAAATACAAAGTTAATATGGCCCATCATTACGAAAAGGGTACCGGGGATATCGTTATAGATGAGTTTTATAAAGGTATTGCTTCTTCTCCGCATCAAGGGATCGCCTCGATAAGGAATGCTAATATAAGCACGGAATTAGGTGAAGTAATGTGTAACTATAGACGAATACAGCAATCTCCTAAAAACAACACATTTACACTTTCTGCACAAGATAGTTCCACAATAAAATTTCCAGATACGGATTTTGTTCCTTATATAAATCAAACATTAAAATTATCTTCAAGCACCATTAGTGGATTGAGTAATGGTATCTACTGGATTGAAGAGATAAGTGCACATACTGGAGGGTTTTATTTCGTTAATCTATCATCAGCTTATGATGAAGCTAATCATTCACAAACAATTGATAGTGGATGGGGTTCCACAGGAACGGTCACAGCAACCCTTCTTGGTCTTACTTCGACTCCCGTGGCAGGGGTCGTCGAAACTTATTTCAATGGAACAGTTCTAGAATATCGTTATTATATTGCCGAGACGGCAGGATATGTTTGGGTATTAGATACTGCATATAGTCTGTCTAACTGGTATGCCATAGATTCAAATGCTCTAGTTGGTATCAATGGAATGGGTTATTACAATGGTCATCTTCATTTATTTCGTCCGAATGCAATCAATTTCAAATTGACATGTATTTTAGGATTAAACCCCACAAATCCAATTCCCAATACACCAGGGTATGGAACTCACGGAATGAGTAATTTCTTGAATTCATCTCCAAATTCCTTTCAGGGAGTTCACTTTTGTTTAAATGGACATGCGGGATTCTATTTTACTGATGAAAATTTTGTTGCTTCAATCATCGCAGCTTTGCCAAATATCTTCATCAATTTTGCATATGGTCAATATACCGCTTCAGGTACAACGATAACTGTCAACCCTTTATTTGCGGGATCGTTTCCTATCGTGGGACAAACAATAGCGTTTTATACTGATAATACGATTTTTGGTGGGGTTGCCATCGAAACTGTATATTATGTAAAGTCAGCTAGTACAAACAACGGAACCTTTACTGTTTCTACTACGATAGGAGGAAGTGCAATCTCATTTTCCGGAGGAGCTGGAAATCAATATTTTTGTTCTTATGATCCGACGAACGGAATTATTAATGGAACTAGTATTGGGAGTTCTAACCCTACGTATATTGGAACTCCGCAGGCTTGTATATTGCCTTTTTTTGAAACCGCAACCGCCCTTGCGGAGTTAGGAATTAACCTCGTCATAGGAACCAGAGGATTTACTTTATATATATGGGACGAAGGATTAGGGGGGGCTACAGACATTACTCCCCAGACGATAATAATAATGGATGAATCAAACTGTCAATTCCTCCTAGCAGCGAACAATACAGTTTTTGATTTTCGAGGGCAGAAAGGAAACATACACGCGATATCAAATTCAGCAGCCAGTCTGGTCTTTAGTCTTCCCGATTATCTTTCGGGAATACCCGGAACACCATCAAGCTATATTGAACCTTATTTCTCTTGGGGACAGGCGTTTATCCAACGATCGCGAGTCTTCTTTTCGGTTTCTGATAATAATGGAAATGCGGGTGGCATATACTCCTTAATCCCTTCTTTTTTCAATTCTGTAACAGGACAAGATGCAGGATTGTCTCTCCGTTTAGAGAACTACAATTCCTATAATACATATAACGGATTGGCAAGCGTTCTCCTTAACAATCAGAATCAGAATACCAATGGCATACAATATATTAGCGCATGGGGGGCCACAATTCCTATTCTTGGTACTTTATATGGTATTGATTCGTCAGATACTACTCCCTATACAAACGGAGCAACTATTATAGAAACTGACATAATTCCTACAGGAACTCTTTTGGGAGCACAGAAGAAAACGCTCAGCAATGTCGAATTGAAGTTTGCTGCTCCTTTAGCATCCGGTGAGAGCGTTACGATCAACTATCGTACTAACCTCACTTCAGCATGGGTTAATGCCGACACAAGTGGGTCTGGAGCAAATACCTATTATGATGGTGGAAACTCAACAGGAGCAGTATCCATGTATATTTCCCCTGTTCCTTTTTCAAATACCCAGTGGATTCAATTGCAAATTATCCTTACTTCAACCGCTACAAATCCAACATTCGTACGTCTTACAGAAATTAGATTAAGGACAACATAATTATGATCTCCTACACTGCTGGATTGAATTTGTTCAACAAACTTGCGCAAAATAATGCAGATGCAAGCTTGTATCCTACGATCGCTAACATCGAACAGCGATATATCATGCAAGATTTCTTTGCGAACCAGGGAAGCTATAGCATTGAAACGATTGGACAAACGAATCTTACTTTGAGTGCGGCAGTACCAATAAACTCGACTTCTTGTACTTTGGATGAAGCTTGGCCCTATCAAACGGTCTATGCGCAACTTACCTTCTCTGATGGAGAAAATGTAAACGGTCTTTTCACAAATGGTTCTACCACTGTCACATGGTTGCCTGCCCTTCAAGGAACTCTCTTTTACACAGCAAACAACATTTCTGCTGGAGCAACTTCGGCAGTATTGCAAAGTGCGTGGACATATCCAAGTGGTTCTTATCTTACCTCATTTTCTGATGGCTCAACTAAGAGTGTTACCTATACGAGTGGCTCGACTGTTATTTCATGGACAGGAGGACTTGCCGAAAATGTCTTGAGTACTATCTACACGAGTACTATTGCTGCAGCTTCAAACGCGTCTATTGGTGGAGTACAGTTTTACCCGTTCCCACCGAACTATTCAAAATTAAAAGATATCACGATTACCGTCGGTGTTCTGCGTTGGACGATGACAGAGGTAAGGACACGAGAAGAATGGGACAATTTAAATGTTTTTCCATATTACGCTTCGATTCCCTCAAAGTTCTTTATTTATCCCGGTGGAGACAAGGGGGGACAAATTGGTATTTGGCCGATCCCAAGCACTACAGGAAACGTGATCACGTATAACTATAAATTCCGTGTCCCCGATTTAAGTATGATAGACCAGGTTGGTTCAGGAGGAGTAACCCTCTCTGTGAACAACGGAAGTATGGCCGTTACAGGATCGGGCACCTCTTGGATTCCTACAACAAATCAACAATTGGAGAGTCGTTGGCTCCAGATACAGCAACCGAACGGAGATAATCTTTGGTATCAGATTCAAAGTGTCAATTCTGCCACCTCTCTTACACTCTACCAACCTTACCAAGGGATAAACGTTTCTGCGGCAACTACCTGGACGATAGGACAAATGCCACTGATTGCGGAAGACTTCCAAGATATGCTCGTCTGGAAAGCTCTCACTTATTACTTTAAGTCTTTGGTAGATAACCCAAAAAAGCTCGATGAATATCAAAAAGAGTACGATAGAAAAATGTTGGCTCTCAAAGAATATTCAGGCACGAACACGGTGAACGTAAACCTTTCCCCAAAAGGTCGCAGAAAAAACCCCAATTCATTCGTTTATAATTCCATAGGCACTAATAGTAGTATTTAATCATTTATGGCATTTTCATTTGGTACACAAGGTTCTACCCCAAATCCACTCTCGACAGGGTCGTTGAATCTTAATACCGGGAACAATTCTTTCAGCCTTGGTTCAACACCACAGTCTCGTGCGCTCAGTACGGCAACACAGTCATCATCTCCTAGCGTTCCCGCAACGGGTCAAAAAGCACCTTCTTTAAGTAATCTCGGTATTGGTGGCAGTAGTACACTAGGAAGTTCTTCAGGGACAGGATTCCAACCTGTAACGGCCGGTCTCCTTTCACATGCTGCTCCTTCGACTCCTGTGAAATCCCAAACCACCACGAATGTGGACGGAAGCAGTAATACGACGACTTATCACCCCCCTGCGGATACTGCGACTGTCGCCCCCGCTACGACTCAAAGTGAGGCAACCTACGTGAATCCCAATGCCACATCTCAACAAATAAATACAGGAACAGCAGGAACTCCACTTCCTCCAACATCAGCCCCTGCACCGACTCCACAACCCGTATCTTCAAATGGCAATATCGTGGGGCAATTGCAGACAACTTCCGCGAACAGTTCCCCTACGGCAACAGCGGCTGAACAAGCAACAGCAAACGCTGGATTATTAAATCCTGCACTTGCGCAAAATGCAGAAAACATTGCACAAAATTACAGTAATCAAATCGCTGATGTGGCTAAAGCGGGCGGAGGACAAGGACTAGGGATGTTGGCAGGAGGTGCGCCAAATCCTATTGCGTTAGGACGCGCAGGAGCGATTTTCCAGAACGTGACCGCAGAAGAAAATCAACTCACGAACGCCGAACAACAGGCACTGGCTGGGAATGCACAAGGATTAACCGCTGCGAACCAACAGGCGACTGCCGAGACTGAAGCAGGTCAACTCGCCAACACACAACAAGGTCAAATCCAGTCTGGTCTTGGAGAGGCGGGTTCTCTGGCAAATAATCTCACACCATCTCCGTACGGCACTCCATTGATCAACCCTGCGAGTGGGGCGGCCTTTAGCGGTGGTCAACCTCTCGCGCCTTCAGGAAGCGGTTCAAACGGTGCGATTCAACCCAATGACCCTGCGTATGCTTCTTTGCAACAATATGCACAACTTGCTGCGAATGGTGAAGGAAGTCAGATTCCTTCCGCATGGACAAGTAATCCTGTGATTAACGCACAGATTAACTCTATGGCGGCACAAATAAATCCTAGTTACAATCCTCTCACAACCCCGCTGAACACCTCGACGCAGGCGAACACGAACGCCGAGATTGGTAGTACGAACCAGACGGCTGCTGCTGCAACAACACAGGCCATAAGTCGCATCGGAAATATTACATCAAGCCTCAACAATTTCCTCACTCAGTGGGGCTTGAACCAGACTGATTCACCATTCTACAATAAACCGATAAACACTTTCTTGGCTTCAACACAAGGGGCGGGGGCGGAGGCATCGTGGAACTTGATTACTTCCGATCTAACGGCAGCGACATCACAACTGATGAGCACTCCGGGCATTACCCCTACAAGTTTCTCTGCGGAACTTCAGAATTTCGACCCGACCAATCTCCAACCGAGTGAGCTGAATACATACTTGGCTGCATTGAGTGATGCAGGACAGTACCAACTCAATTCGTACCAGACTACGGCATCGGGAGCTTACGGAGCTAACTCTTCCACCAATCTCAATACATCTCCTCAACCGTATGTCGGAACCCAGACCTCGGCAAATCCTCCGGCGCTTCCTCTGCCCTCTAATCCCGCCGCAGCACAACAACAAAACGCTCCGACTCCTGGTAAATTATTGGCAGGTGGTGCATTAGAACTTGGGCAGGGAGTTTCAGGGATATTATCAGCGCTCGGTGGTTTCGCTCTATCATTCCTCTAACATATGACTCCATCAAATAACAAGCCATTGACTGAAGCACAACTTGCAGCGAAAGCGATTGCCTATACCGAAAATGGCGGTAAACCGAATCTAGCAAATCCTTCAGCAGGAAAGTCAGGAGAGCTCAAATCTATTTTCCAGTTTGAGCCTTCTACATGGGCGGCTGACTCTCAAGAGGTATTCGGCAAATCAGGAGTGCCATTGAATAATGATACTGAATCGTATGTGGCTACTCAAATGATTGAAAAACAGCTTCAAGAGGGGAAAACCCTTCCACAGGTATTTTCTTCTTGGAATGCTGGACCTGGAGAACCAGACGCATATACAGGCAAATTTTCCAATGGTCAGCCTTCAGTTGGAAGAAACAAAGAAGGTGTCTCGTTCAATGTTCCTGCGTATGTGAAAACAGCGATGAATTACTACAATCAGTTCAGTCAGGATTCTGGTGGAACTGCGCAAAATGGTGGTGCTGCAGCAGTACCTCCAACGCAAGGAGTTGCTCCTGACGCACAGAAATTCAAGAGTGATATTGCAACGATCCAAAGTCTGGTGAAAAAAGGTCAAATGACCCCACAACAAAAGGCACAAAAACAAACACAGCAGCCGCAAGTTATTCCACAAGCAGTAAGTACACCTCAACCCCAAGTTGGTTTATTGCCGGGTCTGCTTTCAGGTTCACCGAGCCAAAGCCCCCAAAACGCCTAATATGAGAATCAAGAATACTAATTGTCGAAAAACATCGCGGAAAGTTCTTTTCTGCCTCATGGAATCATGATAGCATATATAAAAAGACTGTCAATATCCATCAGCGCATTATTTTTTATCCACAATTAACAATATTGACAAACCTATGAAAAGACCTATCATTTCAATCAAGCAACTCCTCCAGTCTTCTCTAGGGCTGGGGGTTTTGTGTGGGACAATTGCGCTCCTTCTTACTCCCTTTCTAGTGTTCGCGGTCAATATAACCGTTCCGTCTGCGCCTTCTTCGGGATATTTTCTGGTGAGCACGACGACAGGCGCATATATCGCTTCTTCAACTCCTAATTTCACTACGGGATTGAATTTGGCGGCGACCTCTACGGGGTCAAAAGGGATAAACCTTTCGGGCGGTTGTTTTGCAATCAATGGGACTTGTGTTGGGTCTGGTTCAGGAACTGTCACGGCAGTTACCGGTACGTTCCCTATCTTTTCCTCGGGAGGAGCAACCCCAAATATCACATTCGGAGGACTTTCAACAAGCACTAATTTGGTAACAGGAGAACTTCCGTTCTCGACCGGCATAAACACTCTGGGACAAGTTGCTACTTCATCAATATCCTTCTCCTCTCCTCTCTCCACATCTGGGACTGCCGGTGCGCTTGTCGGGGGTACTTCCTTAACTGTTTCTTGTCCGACTTGTACGACCGGCGGCATCACCGCGCTCGGTAACTACGCGACTACAACAGGAACTGCCATTTCGTTCTCGACTTCCACCCAATCCCTCCAAGGAGCAACCTTCGGACAAAGTATAATCATGTCAGCAAATAGTGTTCTGTTTACTCCGGTCATTACGGGGACTTTGACCGCCGCTTCCTCTACCCTTCTGGCGAACAACAACTTCTTCTCTGGCAATACCACGTTCTCTGCCTCAACAACGATGCAGGCGCAATTGAACCTCAACCAAGCATCTTCTACCTTCCTAACGACTACAACTCTTTTTACCCCTAGTGGTACTGTATCGGTTCCAACAGTAAAATCAGCGGGAGCACTTGTCTTTACAGCGGCTTCAGGAGTAGCGGAATTCGTTGCAGGAGGAACATCCCTATCTTGGGATGGGACAATATTCCAACCTGGCTCAAATAATGCGGCTGCATTAGGTGGAACGAGCAATTTCTGGAAAAATATTTACGTTACGTATGCATCTTCTACTCTTGGTTCGTTCTCAAGTCTCACGAGTGGTGATTGTGTACAGGCCTCTACAGGAGGAGAATTGGTGAGTGCCGCCGCTGGCTGTGGAACCGGTACTGTTACTTCAATTGTGGCAGGAACAGGGTTAAGTGGCGGAACAATTACCACAAGCGGTACCGTTGCTCTATCTGTTCCAGTCTCTATCGCAAACGGCGGTACGGCCACGACAACAGGAGGGGTAACAAACGGAGTTGAATTTTATAACGGTTCTACCCTTACCAATACCGCAAACTTCGTCACTACAACGACCGGAGTGGGTATCGCTACCACAACACCGGCTTTTGCTCTTGATGTCTTGAGTGCCTCAAACCAGCAATTGGGGCTTTCGGATGGGGTTCTTGCCGATCCCCAATGGGCTTTCAGGAATTCTGGAGCAACATTATATATCGGTACCACTTCCCCTACTACGTATGCGACATCTTCTCCGTCTGCAATCCAAATTACCTCTAACAATACAACCCTTTTTGGGGTTGCCACGACTTCTCCATGGAGGACTTTGTCGGTGACAGGAACGGTTGCATTTAACGGTCTTTCTTCCGCAACTGGTTTAGATTCTGTTTGTATCAATGCGGCTACAAAGGAGCTTGTTGATGCTGGAGGAAATACCTGTACGCTTTCTTCAGAATACCTGAAACACAATGTGAATAATGTAAATGGTCCTACCGCGCTTGATACGATAATGCAACTTAATCCTATTACGTATGTCTTTAACGGCCAAACCCAGGAACGTTATGGCTTCATCGCAGAAATTACTAATACGATAGACCCCGTCATGGTACAACATGCGCCTGTTGACGAAACCATTGACGGCCATCTATTCAAAAAGGGCGATCCAACAGGCATTGATTACGAGGGATATACGGCGCTTCTTACAAAGGCCGTCCAACAACAACAGCAAGAGATTACTAGCGTACAGGGTGGAGTCGGCCGCTCTGTTGATGATAATTGGCAGTGGTACTTTATTGGTGTACTTATTATTTGGAATATCTGGCTAACAATAAAAATGAAAAAATATGCTCACTCCTGAAGAAGTTATAGCATGCAATCAACAGTCGGTTACATGGTCGCAAGACGTGATTCTGCAGGCCATTAACCTCATGCGAAGCGACTCAACCGGCTTCGCTACCTTTATCCGATCACAACTGAAGAATTAATATGGATTGTTATATCACCGCGTGTATCGCCAACGGTTCAACGATAGGGTTCGTATACCAGTTCTTTAACTCTGGGAGTTACGTTGCGGAATCATTTTATCTCTGGACTCCTTCGGCCGGACAGAAGTACGATGACGGCGTCCAGCTCGCTTTGGCAGCTGCCCAGGCATATGCTACTGCGAATAGCTATAGCGTAAGTAATTATAACTTTCCGCAAGCAAATGCAGATTGGAGCATCTCACTCTCAACGAACGAGAAATTCATCAACAATAAGCCGACCATCCCTACTTCGTTGCCCATGTATGTTAGTGGGGTGGCAAAAAGTAATTACTATGCAGTTGTCGGTTCGCCAACGGTTGCCGGAGGGGCCGGGGTTGCCAGATTCTATGTGGATACCAACGGCGACGGGACTGGCACCGCACCGAGCGCAATCTTTACCCCTTCATTACAAGCCGTCATATGGAATACGTCGGCGGTCTATATCCCTGAATCAATCAGTGTAGACACGAATAGAAAATACATTGACATTACGATGGGGAAACAATCGTTCGGAACCACCATACTTTCGCTCATTACAGTCCTTACCGGGTCTTCGATCGGTGCCGCCGCGAACGGAACAACCGTAAATTGCTTTGTATTGGTGCAACAGTGATATGCGTAAGATCGTAGCGTTGGCGATAAGTTTCCTGGTACTTCTGCTTCCCCTTTCTGCGAATGCCGCGACAGGAACTGTAAATATTCTCACGGTTGCAGGCGGTGGAGGTGGTGGTGCGGGAGAAGGTAACGGATATGGCGGTGGCGGCGGCGCGGGAGGATATCTCAATCTCACAAGCGTCTCTATTACCTCCGGAACCGCATATACTATCACAGTGGGTACAGGAGGCACCGCAGGAACGGTGGGAGGCACCATAGCCGGAGGGGTTGGGGGAGACAGTCAATTTCAGACACAAACCCTTGTAAAAGGGGGTGGTGGTGGTGGCTCAAATGCATTGGCCAACTGTTCCCAGGGGGGTTCTGGTGGAGGAGGGACCAGCGCAGGAAACATAACGGGTTGTACTGCTTTGGGGACTCAAGGAAATAATGGAGGGAATGGATTTTCTTCTGCGAATTTCGGTGCGGGAGGAGGAGGAGGTTCAGGTGGAGTCGGGGGCAACGGTTCAGGTTCTAATGGAGGAACTGGGGGAGCAGGAACATCAAACTCAATATCTGGAAGCGCCGTTACCTACGCAGGGGGCGGGGGAGGAGGTATCCAAACCTCAGGAGGTACCGCAGGAACGGCTACCGGAGGAGGGGGCGCAGGTTCTAACAGCAATACGACCGCCGCTAGCGGTACCGCGAATACAGGCGGTGGAGGAGGTGGTGGTGGTTTTGGCTCAAACCCAGGAGGAAGCGGCGGTGCGGGAGGATCGGGTATCGTCATTATTTCTGCGCCTACAAGTGAAGGAATAACCGCTACGGGCGGCACCCACACTCAATCCGGCGGAAATGACATATGGACTTTCACCTCAAGTGGAACCTGGACTCCCACGCTTCCTGTTGTTGTTCCAGGAGTCATATTCATTGTGACGGGGGTAAAATTTATCGTGAATGGAGTAAAAGCCATTGTAAATTAGGTATGGATCCTAATGAAGCACGTTCACAGGCAAGCGTAGCGGAGTCCGCCCAAGCTGCCGCTGTTGCCCAAGAAGCTGCCGCCAAAGCACATGAACAAGTTACTAAAAAAGTCGTGGTCGAGGCTTTTCGAGAACTCTTTGAAGACTCGGACACAGATTCACGACCCCTACTCATTAAAAGAATTCCTTTTATTTGCAACGACATCATCTGGATTAAGAAATTGTTGTGGGTTATCCTTGGGGCGAATGGTGCCGTTTTACTTGCTATAGTTACTTTGGCGATCCAACGAGCATTTTCTTGATATGAACAATAAACCAATCCCATACCCTGAAAGCGAAATAACCAAACGCATCAAGAACGAACGGATAAATCGGGGCATTAAATCCTACAAAGAATATGCTATCGAAGCATACGGTAGAAACGGGTTCAGAAGGATGATGAATAAGGCGACGAGCTGATATGATCCGTCATGGCACAACCCCTACGAAAAGAGATATCCGTGATTACTCTCGTGAACGGACATTCGGCACAGTTTCCGTGTTTCCGGATAATTTCAATGTTGATGCGGGACTTACGATGCCTAACCAGGAGCTTCCTGACTTGCAATTCACTCCCCCTGTTCCATCATTACCATATGGCTGTACTGATTACACACAATCGGAGCTTTGTATAGACCAGGACAAAAAACTCTATAATCCTATTGACCTTGATAACGTCACCCACGCCAACGCAGATCATGGGTGCGATATGCGGGTATCGTTAGTTGCCGCCCTAACTGTTTACAATCGTGCCGCCTATTTCAACGTAGGAGCGTCACCAGACGCTTTTGATGGCATACGCAGTGCAATCTACGCCTCGCAATCTGCCGTCTCTATAGGGACACCATGGTTCACTGAATGGTTCAACACCCAACAAGGCATAATTCCTACCATATTCGTTGTTACAGGATTGGAGCCTTGGCACAACTGGAAGATTTCTGGATGGAAGACCATTAACGGTGTGTCGTATTTGTGCGGCAAAACTTGGCAGGGAACAAATTACGGCGACCAGGGATGGGCGTATTTTTCACGTGAAACCATAAATGCGGTCATGGCACTTGCGGGAACGGCTGCATATACCCTAGAACCCGTCTTAAATGCCCCCGTGGCGACGATAGAGGCTGGATTGTATGAAAAGGTTATTCTCGCACTAAAGCAGTTCCTAGGGCTTTTATGAGCGATTTAGAAAAATTCTTCCTAGCTGTTGATAAATGGCTTGCGTCATGGCGTAAGCCTGCCACAATTACCCCTATGAGCGAACCAGAGGAAACAAGCCAAGTTGAAACACAGGTACCTGCTCCACAAGTATCTATCCCGCAGTCCCGTTTTCTCGAATTTTGCGGCCACATAAAAACCTATGAAGGGGCGAATCCTGCCAATAACAATCCGTATGACTTCCGGTATTATTTTGGGGGCTATCTACCAAAATATGGAATAGTGAAGGAAAGTCTTGGCGGTTTTGCGATGTTTGAAACTCTGGCGATTGGGGAAGAATACGGCCAGACCTGTATTAGAGAAATGATTTTGAATCATCCCGAATGGACGTTTTTGGATTTTTTCACCCGATTTGCGCCTCCGAGTGACAATAACAATACTGAATTGTATGCCTCTACGATCGCTTCAGAAATGGGGTCGAATATTAGTAGTAACGTAAAAGATACCCTTAATATATGACACCTACAACTGAGGCCGCACTCCGTTCTCTTGGGGTAGTAATTGCTACGGCAGCACTTGTCTGGTTGGAACAATCTACCAACATTTCTGCGGTCATTGGCAATAACTGGGCAGGCATCGTCGCGTCTGTCGCGGCAGTGGCCCTTGCCGCCCTCGATAAGTATTTTTCCCCAGATGGAACGGTCGTGGCAGGTACCATCGGAAGTGCTAGATAGCTCCTTGAAATACCAGCGGCAGAACGCCGCTTATGGCACTGAAACCAGACTTAAAACCTCTGACGCTATTCTTGAACTATCAAACAAATAACCCAAACGACCCAAAGATGAAAAGCGCACGGTGAATTCATAGGATCGCTACAGAAGCGTAATCTTTCTCCAAAACCAGTTCAAGCCTTTCAGTGCCTTAAGGGACGTTCTTTCAGTTCTTTAGGAGACAAAAAATGGGACAAGTCTTCGCACCCGAATTGTGGCAACCAAGACGCAAATACATAACCCCCCCCCGTGAGAAATATCTACGGGAGAATGTGGGAATAGATCCTGCGATTTTGGCTGTTGACCTAAACATCTCAGAAGCGGCCGTAAGACTTATTCAAAGGAAGTTGCGGTTACGGCCGTTAAGCAATCAGAAGGGATATGAAAAATGAAATGCGGCAACCCAAGTTGTACCCACAACATCGGCCTCGTAAGTCACCGCAGAGGCGGCTTACGCTTCCATTCCAAGAGATGCAGGGACGAGTTCCGGCTCAAAAAGGATAAAGAAGCACAACAGGCGGTCAGGGTGCTTCAGTTCATACAATGGTTGAGGGGTTCTACGTGAAACCCCTCTTTTCTTACTGCCCCGCTATATGCTTGCTCATGTTAGCCTGTAAATCCGTATCCGTCTTAGGTTTGTATTGTTCCTGTTGGCGGGTGATTTCTGCGTCGAGGGCGGAGAGGATTTCGTCAGTACACTGTACTGCACCACGGCTCGTATCGTATTTTTGTTTGAGTGGCTGCACCAACTCCTTCGCCTTCATCAGGCCTGCGAGGAAGCCTTTAATTTGCAAAGTGTCAGGAAGCGTCAAAGATTCAGAGGAACTAAGTCCAGAATCCAAATGGTCAGAGTTGGCGGGAGAAAGAACCCGACGGCCGGCGCCCCACCTGACGTCGTCGCGGTCCCACGCGCAGACGTACCACCTGCGGTCGCCGGCGTCCCAGAGCACGAACACGACACAGGAGCTCGTGTAGAACAGGTTGGCGTAGCCGTCTTTGGTTTCTTCCGGCGCACCGTCAAGGAACGCCAGTATGTCTCCAAGCGTACAAAGACCAGGTCGCAATTCCTCTTCGATCTCAGCATCGGTCATGTTTCGCGGTAGTTTTTGGAATGTCGGCATCGGTCGTTTCTCGAACTTCATGCCTTCGAATTTCTTGAATCCGTATATCCACCCGATATTGTGCTTGCCAACGACGAATTCTTGGGATGCTTCGTAGGTTTTAGATTTCATATTTTCATTACAGGTTAAAATATTGGTTCCTCGAACGGAGGTTCATCTTCTTCTTTTGGGTTGATGGCTTTTTCAAGGCGATCTCCGAGAGCTTGCACCAAGAATTTCACTTCTGCGATGGATGCTTTAGTGGAATCTATGGCGGGAATCACACTGAGTATGAGAATGTTTTTCAGTTCCGCACTCGCTGGGTCTTTTGCAGCCGGACCGTGGTCACGATTTCCCATCTTGAAGTTCAAGTATTCACCCTTCTGCTCAATTTCAATTTCTGTAGTCGTACCGATTTCCCAATCTGCATTATCAACATTGGCAAAACCACTTAACCATTTTGTTCCGTGTTCTTTGGTTTGGATGCCGACAGAAGTAAAAGGCTTCCCCGCTTTACTAGTCCGCTGTGTTCTCTTGATATTGGTTATTGTTACTTGCATAGCTATCTTTTGAGGCGCTGGTAACTTCTTTTAATGGCTTGGATAATATGTTGTTGGAGCGGGCTCATTTTATCGTAGAGTTCTTGTCCGTTGGTTATTGACCTTTTACTCAAATATTCGTCTAATAAAGCATTGAAGTCTTTTTCGGGAAGTGAATTGACGGGTTGGGGCTTGAAAGCCTCCACAATCGCAAGATATTGCGTTTTAACGAGTTTTGGGTCATCAGCCTCCATATCACACGAAACAAAGCCAAATTGCTCTGTAGGAACGTGTAGCGTGTATTTTAGTTTCATACGGTTTCCTTTGCTTCTGCTTCCGGAACATCTCGGAGGTACTTCTCTACTCGTGCGGCTGCATCTCTTACTTTGTCAAAAATTAGCCAATCTCCCTTATCTTCAGAATCATCTTGAACGAACTGAAGTAAGGTATCAATATCTCTCATGATACTCGGCCGAATTGCCACGATTTCCATCTCTTTTTCTAGGAAAGCCATACCTAAAAAGTTGTTGCGGTTAACATCCAATCATCACTTTGTTCGGACTCTTTCCATTTCTCATACTCCAGCGAGTCTTTTTCCTCGACCGGGTCGAATCCGCCCATTTTCATTTCGTATGCGGCTTCGGCGATCCCATCAATGTCTGGGATGCGGTCATCCCTTTTGTAATCGTTTTCGTTCATATTGATATCATTCAGAATTTTAGGTTCGTACTTGAGTCGCCAATAATCCCCCGACGATAAGAAGAAGTGATACTGATGAGTTGGGTAATGTGGTGCGGCCGAATATGTTGTTCCAAGAAAGTTTTATGTTTGCCTTGTGGAGGCGACTCCGGAATGATTTTTGGGCGGCCAAAGAACGGACGGAATCTTGTTTGTAATTCTTCAAGTCACGCGATCCGATGTAGAAGTCTTTTGTTGGCATATTAATTTATTTTCTTTTAAGTTGGTGAGAGAAAAGAATTGTGAACTTCCGTCAAACTTCCCTCTCGGGTTGCGATACGGACTGGCGGGG